AGTTTCGAACATGAAAGATTTTATTGCTAAAAATCGTAAAGATGGTACTTGGGGAAATAGCTTTTTAGATAAATTTTTAGAAATTGCAAAAAATAATTTGGTTTGATATATGATGATTTTAGAGGATTAATTCTACAAAATTATAGAGTTATTCTTCTAGCTAACGACCATATAGGTCATAACTTTTTTTATTTCTATCATGGAGGTAATCATGTTATCAATTTGGAATCCATTTGTACCTGTTAAGTCTCAAGCTGATAGTAAAATATCAACTAAAACATATTTTGATAGATTATTCGAAGATACTTTTGAAATAGCTTTTCAGGATTTATTTCATATTCCAAGTGGATTTGGAATAGAATCTAAAAATAATGAAGACGGTTCATTGGGAATTTCAATAGATGTTCCTGGAATTCAGGAATCAGATTTAGTTATTGAATTAATAGATGGTCTTTTAACTGTTAAGGGTGAAAGAAAAACATCTAATAGTTCATATAAATTGAATAAATCCTTTAATATACCAGAGAGCTATGATACCGAAAATATCACTGCTCAACTTAAAGATGGTGTACTTAGTTTAAATTTGAAAGAAAAGCCTTTACCTATTAAAGAGCCAAAAAAGATACCAATAATATCTAACGAATAATAAAAAGGGCCGGTTTAAATGACCGGCCCTTTATTTAGCATGAATAAAACTATCATTTTTTATATCAGGTTAGTCTGTTCCCAAACTTCTTGCAAAGAGTAAATGTGTTTGGGATGAAGATCATTGGTCAGATTACAGGTGCCTATGGGTGTCAAGTAAAATGCCAACTTCAGATAAGATGGTGGAAAAAGAATTGGATCGTCTACAAAATTTAGTAGAGTTATTTCCTGGTGCTACAGTTGGTCACTCACTCGGAGCTTGGTGGGGTGCCAATTTAGCGCTTCGACCTGAAGTTACAATAAATAAGCTGGTGTTGTGGACCCCACTATGTGACACTGAGTACTACCCAATTTTTAACGTTACTCAGCGATATAATCCTACTATTCAAGAAGGAACAGGTAATACTGGACCTGCTAAAGTTTTAGTACTAATTTCAAAAGATGATCTTATTGTTCCACCTTATGGGCATTGATGGAGATTAATTCAACATTTCAAAGGAACTGGATATACTTTGAATGGCGGGCATTTTTATCAAAATAATCATAAAGCAGCCCTCCAATATATGAAATATTGGATTGAAATATAAATCAAGGCATTTATGTTATATTAATAAGTATGAACAAGTACTTATTTGAAAGTGACTATAGCCAGGATTCTTTAAGATGGCTACAGAAACGAGAGACAATAAATAAACCGCTTAATGCAGAGGCTCTAGAAAAACTTCAAAGTGAAATTATTACAGAGAATGACTCAGCATTAGCTTATTTTTTTGCACTAGAATTTGCAGGTTATAACTCACATAAAATGCAAAAAATAATATTGGAAAATAAAGATGCAAAATATTCATTTTTATTTGCACAGAATATTAAGCATTGTGATATCAAAGCTTTGCAAAAAGTAGTTTTAGATTCGAAGAGAATTAAATATATTTGTAAGTTTGCTTGTTTTATTAAAGGAGTTGATCGCAAACCTTTAGAATCATTTGTAATCAAATCTAAAAATGTACAATACGCTCATATGTTTATTAAACACGTCAAAGATTGTGATATTCCAAATTTTAAAAATATTATATTAGAATCTGGTAAGCCAAGATATTTATTTGAGCTAGCTAAACATACATCATCTGCTAAAGAAATGGCGATAATAGAAGATTTAATTATTAAATCAAAATCATTTACTTATATGCGATTGTTGGCTGAGAAAATCAAACACTCTAATATTGAAAAAATTGAGCAAGCTGTATTAGACTCAGATGATGTTGATGAGATTAAAAAATTTGCTAAATATGTAAAGCGTTCTAAAATGAAGAAATTCTTTTTAGTGTTGTAATTTGTTTGCATCACATCTATATAATTTGCAAAATTGTTTTAAATCTGTTGGAGTGATATGAGTGGCCCCTAGCTCAACATATGGGTACATTAAAGTGTCCAATCCGTCATCTCCTTTAACATGCTCTAAACCTAATGAATGTCCTAGTTCATGTAACATGACTTCTTTATAATTATCTTCATCTAATCTATCAGATACTACCGCTATAAATGGTAATGGTCCGCTTTCATTATAAAACGCCAAAGTTGTGTTCTTTTTAGCGTGATCTAACAAGATGATATTTGGATTATCCGTGGACATTTTTATGAAAATTAAACTATTGACTAGGCTAATTTTTTCAGAAGAAGGCAGTGGTATAATATCATAATCGATAATATGATTAGTATTAATAGACCAATCTAAGGCGGCGGCCGTAATATATTCTTGTTCTTCTGAAGAAAAATTTCTATCTATATAAATAGATGTGTGAACATGTGCCGGATATGTTTTTGATGGATACATATCATGCACATAGCAAAATAAAAGAGTTATAGCACATATAGTAATAAGCATTGAAAAATAGTGAATTAAAAACATCTTCATATAAATATGTGAATTAATTGAAAGATAACGTCATGAACTCTCCAAAATATAATCGTACGTATCACGTACCATGGTCTCCAGGATGTACTTCGGATGATAAGATAGCTACGTCTATAGAAAATTTAATTGGACAACCCATTGTAAACAAGCTCAAATCAAAGTAAAAATTTATCACGTTTTCTTTCTAAAAAAACAGAAGCATCTTTATACATATAATCAAAAATTTCTTTCACAGACTGCTTATTGCTACCATATACTCGATATCCTTTCTTTTGTTTATTTAGCTTAACTTTAGCGCCTGTTTCTGTTTCGAGTGTTTTTTGTAATTCTAATATAAATCTCTCTGATCCAGAATAGATGCTCCAAGTTTTATGATTATTCTTTTTTTGATTGACATAGATGCATCCATCACCATCAAAAACACCTCGGATAAAATCTCTACGATATTTAGAGGGTAGTTTGGGAAATTCTACTGTCAAACTTTTGTTGGGTATCATACGAAGATTAATCAGATCACTACATAGTTTTTTGCTGCCAATAAAGAAAATTGCGCAGTCTTTACCGTAATGCATTGGGTGTTCTGAATTGAGCGCTACTTTTAGTTTATGCAAGTGGCGTTCATCCGATTTGATTAGTTTGATAGTCATTTGATTTTTGTATATATTTCCATCAGAAAACAATATTCCTAACCAGTACGCTTTTTCTGACGTATCAATCTTCTCGAAGTAATCCTCATTAAAACTGTAAATCCTTGTAGCACATTCTCGCGAACAAAATCTTCCACCACCTCTTTTTTCATAGGCAACATTATCTAATACAAATTCTTTATTGCACCTTTCGCAATTTCGTATGTGGATAATACTTCGTGATTGATTGGAGCATTGTTTAGAACAAAAATCATAATCATGAGATGGTATAGTAGTAAAAGTTATACTGCATCTCTTACATTGTTTTTCGAATTTTGTTTCCAAAATAAATTGTGAAGAACATTTACGGTTGCAAAATTCTTGAATCTCATCTCGTTTGCGTTTCATAACGATATTTTGCCCACAATATTTGCATTTTTTATTGGAAATTTTTGGATATGTCATATTAAATATTCCCAATTATTGACAGATAAGACCACTTTTCAACACATTGTCACTGGATATGAAAAAAATGAAAATTACAACTCAAGCAGCAAAAGAAATTAGATCGTATGCAATGCGGCATGCCAGAGGATATAGTTATTCATCTGCTGGCATTGTAATAGAAGATGGCAATAATCCTCCTCGTTGGGAGGGGCATTCGTATCACTTCGAAAACAAATCAGGCGATCTCATTCGGCACCCATCTGCTTATAGGAGGAATTGGGGCAAGCCAATTTATATTGCTTCTACTCGTCATATAGTAGCTGGTAAAGATTGGTTGAAACAGTTAGAGATAGATCTTATTCAAGTTAAATTGTCCCGACAAAGAAAACGATTTGTAGGTAGAGAACTAGCAAAGTTTATTTTTAATTTCGGCAGTTAACCACGTTCAAACTACTGAACATTGGAAAGATCAAGAAATCATTAAGAATAAATTAAAATGACTCTTGACGCCGAGCCCAAGCGTGGTTAATTTATGTGAATATAAAGACATGAAGACGAGGGCGATAACCAAGGATTATTTATGAGTATGCGAAGATTTCATTTCATGAGATTGGAAGATGCGTCAGGTGTAAGTGGTTGCGGTATTGTAGCTGAGGGAGTTATATTCTCCAACGGGAAGGTTGCACTTGAATGGCTTTCTAATCACGCCAGCACCAGTTTGTATGATAGTATTGATGATGTAGAGTTCATCCACGGTCATGCTGGACGCACCAAAATAATATTCGATGATCCTATTGAATTATGTTTAATTAGGAAAGAAGTGAAGAAGGATGGACAGTAAATTACGTACCATTATTGTTGGAGACATTCACGGTTGTATTGATGAGCTTAATGAATTGATTAAGACTTTATCTTATGACAAAAAGACTGACAGACTTATTTTATTAGGTGATCTTATTGATCGTGGGCCTGACTCTGTAGGAGTTGTACAAAGAGCTAGAGAATTAGATCTAGAGTGTGTAATGGGCAATCATGATTATAAATTTTTGAAATGGTGGAAAAACTCTGGTTCTAATGCAGACTTTTATGATCGTCATCCACACTATACAAAATTCTCTGATGCTGATGTAAATTATATTTCACGTATGTCGCCCTATATAAAATTAGAAGAGCATAACACTGTTGTTGTTCATGCTGGATTGCGGGCTGGTATTAGCCTAGCTAATCAGAAAAAAGATGATTTATATTATCTTAGATACATAGATTCCAATGCCGATTTTATTTCTCTCAAAAAGATTAGTAAACTTGGTAAAGAAGTAACGGACGCCCATTTCTGGACAGAATTTTGGAAAGGTCCAGAATCTATTGTTTATGGACATAATGTTCATTCCTATGAATCTCCTTTAATAGAGGAAGTATCTACAGGAGTAAATTGTTATGGAATAGATACCGGATGCTGTTTTGGTGGAAAATTAACCGCTTTAATTATGGAAACAAAAGAGATTGTTCAAGTTAAAGCAAAACAGACCTATTACAAATCGGACTTTAACATAAAATGAAATATTCTGACAACCAATTAACTGTTTTGGCAAAATCTAATCCTAAAGAACTTATACGAATTTTAACCAGCCCCAATGTTAACACTAAGATGTTAGCTTCTGGGGCTGAAATTTTAGGTTCTGAAAATTCTAATGAAGATATAGTTCTTCCAACTTTGAAACAACTGCTAAAACATGTTAATGCGTTAGTTAGAGAGGGCGCTGCTATCGGAATCTCATCTTTCTATTTAGATAAGATTCCACCAGTAGATGTTTTGGAAAAACTAAAAGACATGTCAAGCAATGATCCATCTCCCAATTTAAGAGAATATATTGTGACCATGTTGCAAAATTTTGAGGATACCATTAATAAATCCTAAGTTATATTAAGGGGTATGACAAGAGCTGACCCTATTTCTGAGGATATTAAAAAGTTAGAAAAAAGAATAGCTAAATATAAAGCTGTTCATGCTGCATTTCCTGATGCAAGAATAACTAGTTATGAAGATTTTTATTCAAAAACAGTAAATTCCACCTATACATCTTATTCTTTTATAAGAGCTTATAATGGGTTATATGTTTGTCCATTCTCTGAAGTAGCATATACTTATGATGGGCAAGAGGAATATGTAAAAGTGCATTCTTCACCCAAAAGTTCTAAATTAGTACATTTGACTTGGGAAAGAACTCCAACTAATAAAAAAATAATGAGATTCGCTAGATTTGCTTTTAATCAGAAAAATCATAATTTCAAAGAAGAAATGTTAAATGCATGCAAAGCTGAAATTATGGATTTTATTAAAGAAAATCCAGGATATCATTTAGATACTAAACATTTAGAGCCTCGCCTTAAGAAGCTCCTATTATTTATTTAAGGAATTATGAAACTTTTAAAATGTAAACTGTGTTCTGGTGAAATGGATATTGTTGGTAATGAAAGAGCTATCAATAGAAAAGTAAAATGCCGTCAGTGTGGGTATAATAATGAGAGCGAGACTAATTACAAAGGTCCCGAAGTAGTTATTCTAAGGAAACGAATTCCACAAGAGTAATTTGCTAATTTATATGGGTGTTAAAACTCATTTATGAAGGGTAGCATGCAAATACTAAAACATACTAAGATTTTCGCTGATGGTGCTGATAAAAACTCTTTACTTGAACTAGCTAAAAAAGATTGGGTGGCTGGATTTACCACTAATCCTACCTTAATGAAAAAGGCAGGAATTCAAGATTATAAAGCTTTTGCGCTAGATGTTCTAGCAGAAATTAAGGATAGACCGATTTCATTTGAGGTTTTTTCCGATGAATTTGACGAAATGCGCACTCAAGCGCTAGATATTGCTTCCTGGGGAGATAATGTTTATGTCAAAATTCCCATTACTAATACCCGTGGAGAATCATCCATTCCATTAATTGAAGAGCTATCTCATAATGGTGTTAAGGTGAACGTTACGGCATTATTTACTTTAAGACAAGTATCTAAAACTACTGAGGTTTTAAAAGGTGGTGCGCCCAGTGTTGTTTCAGTATTCGCCGGAAGAATTGCTGATACTGGTGTTAACCCAGTCCCTATCATGCAACAGTCATTAGCCCTGTGTGAAGAGGCCGGACCACAAGTAGAATTACTATGGGCCAGCCCTAGAGAATTATATAATTTAATAGAGGCTGATAACGCAGGGTGTCATATTATTACTGTGTCTCATGATATTCTTGCTAAGCTAAACCTTTTAGGTAAAGATCTAACAGAATTCAGTTTAGAGACAGTTAAGATGTTCTATAATGACGCACAGAAAGCTGGGTATAAATTATGAATGATTTTGTAAGTCAGTATTTGGATGAAAGTATAATGATTCTAAATCAATTAGATCATGTTCAAATTGAATATGTTGCCCAAGAATTAAGTTCAGTTCGGGCGGCAGGTGGAAGACTATTTATAGTTGGTGTTGGTGGTTCTGCTGGAACTGCTTCACATGCTGTAAATGATTTCAGAAAAATATGCAGATTTGAAACATACACTCCAACTGATAACGTTAGCGAGCTGACTGCTAGAGTTAATGATGATGGTTGGGATACATCCTACTCTTCCTGGTTAGAGGGCTCTAAATTAAATTCTAATGATTGTTTAATGGTTCTCTCAGTCGGAGGTGGCAATAGAGAGAAAAACGTTTCTGTCAATCTTATAAAATCACTAGTACTTGCAGAAACAGTCGGTGCCACAATAGTAGGTATAGTTGGTAAAGATGGTGGCTATACTAAACAAGTTGCAGATGCTTGTGTAGTAATTCCGCCCATAGTATCTGATAGAATTACTCCTCATACAGAAGGATTGTGCAGTGTAATTTTACATTTATTAGTTAGTCATCCTGCACTTAAAGTAGATGTAACTAAATGGGAATCAGTAAAATAAATGAATTATAGTAAGTATTTTATTGTTGGTGGGGCCGGATTTATTGGAAGTCATTTTACTGATATCCTTCTAAATAAACCAGAAGTAGAAAAAGTTACTATTTATGATAATTTTTCTTCTGGAAGAGAGTGGCATTACCAGCAGCATTTAATGGACTCAAGATTGAAAATAGTCCGTGGTGATGTAGAAAATACTATGAATTTAGCCGCCAATATGATGAATCATGATGTGGTAATTCATTTGGCATCTAATCCTGATATCGCTAAAGCCGCAACTCAACCAGATATTGATTTTTGGCAAGGTACTGCGCTAACTAACTCTGTATTAGAAGCTATGCGTTATTCCGGTGTTACAAGACTATTATATGCTTCTGGAAGCGGAGTGTATGGTGATTTAGGTGAAGAAGAAGCCTCAGAGGACCGTGGACCATTACTTCCTATTTCTACTTATGGTGCTTCTAAATTAGCTGGAGAAGTATTAATCAATTCATATTGTCATATGTTTGGATTAACTGCTCGTATTTTTAGATTTGGCAATGTAGTTGGGCCAAGACAAACTCATGGTGTCGGTTTTGATTTTGCCAAAAGATTATTACAAAATCCCAATGAATTATCTATATTAGGCAATGGAGCACAAAGTAAATCATATATATACGTTTATGATGTTGTTAATGCCGTGCTAATAGCTAATGAAAAATGTAACTCTATATGTCAGGTATATAATGTAGCTACTGGTGATTATATTACCGTTCATGAAATAGTAGAATTAGTAATGGAATGTTTGGGATTATCTAATGTTAATTTGAAATATTCTGGTGGTGATAGGGGGTGGAAAGGTGATGTGCCCATTATTCGGCTTAACACAGACCGTGTTAAAAATTTAGGCTGGACATGTCAAAAATCTACTAAAGAAGCTTTAAAAGAATCTATTTTTTCCATGTTACCAGATTTAAAAAATAAAAGAATGTGAGTTGGTATGATTATAGGCAGAAGTCCATTACGTATAACTTTAGGTGGTGGTGGAACAGATTTACCTAGTTATTATGAAAATCATGGTGGATTTTTAATTGCAGCCGCTATTGACCAATACGTTTATACTTCTATTTGTCATACTACATTTGATGAAATAGTTTTAAGATATTCTCAAATAGAAAAAGTTAAAAATATAAATGATATAAAGCACCCAATTATTAGGGAGGCTCTTAAATTAACAAATACATCTGATATTAATATAGAAATTACTAGTATGGCAGATTTACCATCTGGCACTGGTTTAGGTTCATCAGGTAGTTTTACTACAGCGTTATTAAAAACACTACACAAATTTAATAAGAACTTTATTTCACAGGAAAAATTAGCTGAAATGGCATGCCATATAGAAATAGATTTATTAAAAGAGCCTATTGGTAAACAGGACCAATATATTGCAGCCTGTGGTGGAATAACAGCTTTTGAATTTAATAAAGATGGAACTGTTAGACCATATTCCATTAATATATCTAATGAAACTATTAATAAATTAGAAGAAAATTTAGTAATGGTATCTACTGGATTTTATAGAACAGCTGCAAAAGTATTAAAAGAACAAGATGATAAGAGCAAATCTTTAGATCAATCGATGATTGATAACTTGCATTATGTTAAAAATTTAGGATATCGTAGTTTAGAGGTTCTAGAAAATGGTAATTTAATTGAATTTGGTCATATTATGCATGAGCATTGGCAGCATAAAAAAAAGCGTTCTGGACTAATGAGCAATTCTGATATCGATGCGTGGTATGAATTGGCTATGAATAATGGCGCAATTGGTGGTAAGTTAATTGGGGCTGGTGGTGGCGGATTTCTTCTTTTTTATACTGAGAAGAAAAATAGATTGTTAAAAGCACTTAAACAAGCCGGATTGCATGATATCAAAATAAAATTTGACTATGAAGGATGTAAAATATTATGACTAAAATAGCCGTAACAGGTTGCGCCGGGTTTGTTGGATCTTGGATCTGTGAGAAGGCATTAGCAGCTGGATATGAAATAATTGGAATAGACAATCTTACTAGTGGCATTAATTTTACCCCTAAAGGTGTAGAGTTTCATAATTCAGATCTAAATGGAAATATTAAATCTATTTTACAAAATGTAGATGCCGTTATACATGCCGCAGCTTATGCTGAACTTCGACATAATTGGGAAGATAAATCCGAAAGAGACAAATTATTTTTAAATAATGAAATGGCAACTAGAAGTGTATTGGAGCAAATGCCTAATGTCCCAATTATATTTTTATCTACTGCGGCAGTTTATGGTTCTATGTCACATAATAAAATTTCCAAGCAAGCTCTAATAGAAAGTGATGCTGGTCCAGATTCAGTTGAATCCCCATATGCTGCATCTAAGCTTGCCTGTGAGGCGTATGTGACAGCTTGGGCCCACAAAAAGAATATACCTTGGTATTCTCTTCGTTTAGTAAATCAAATAGGCGCCCGAACTCACAGAGGTGTTATTCCTGATTTTTTAAAAATGGTTAGGGAGAAACAACACATCCATGCTGCTGATAATGGCAATCAAACTAAAAATTGGGTAAATGTTGAAGATACTGCAAATGCTGTAATTCATATTCTTGGATCTGAAGTGCCGTCAGGAATTTACACAGTTACATCTTTAGAGCGTTGGAGTTGGCGTGATATTGTAAAAATTATGTTGAAAATGCATCAAGAAAAATACCCTAATACTCCAGATCCATTTTCTTTGACATATGAAGATAGATTGGGCGGATCTATTGGTGATCCACTTAATCTTTATGTAAGTGGAGATAAATTAAAACCATATTATTCCTGTGATGCTTCTGTAGAAAAGGCTGTACGAGAGGCATTAACTTTTCTTGGCTGGAGCGTATAAATGATAACGGTATATACAATTACATATAATGAAGCTGTTTTAATGCAATTTATGATTGATCATTATAGATCAAGATTTCCTAATTGTCATATTGTAGTTTATGACAATAATTCTACTGATAAAACTGTAGAAATTGCTAAAGCCAATGGTTGCGAAATAAGGGGATATGATTCTAATAATCAATTAGATGATGGTCTTCATATGAGAATTAAGAATACTTGTTGGAAAGATGCAGCTACAGATTGGGTTCTTGTGTGCGATTTAGATGAGATGT